AACAAGGAGATAAATAATGTTTAGTATAACTAATAGAGCAAAGACTCACTTCTTAAATTTTTTTAAGAGTGATGATAAAAAAGAAGAAGAATTAAAAGACTTCTTAAAAGCAGAATATAAAAAAGATTGGAAAGCAGCGTACGCTTGGTACTTAGAAGAAGGCACACTGCCAAATTACGTTAGAAGAACTCTTTAAATGTTCGCTACAATTTCAGCAAGGTGCTCACAGCGCTTCGGTGTCTGTGAATGCCATCTGGAATCCTTCATTTCCGCTGCGGCGGTCTTATAGTCCTTAACTCTTAAAGCTTTAAAAAACTTGAGAAACTTACTAACGCCTGTTGTCCCTAGCTGAAACACCATCTCAAGAATTACCTCACCTAGTTGTTGAGGTACATCGTGACCAATCTTATCTTCTATCAACATGTCGGCTCCTGCTGCAGCTCTGTTTAAGTCCATTTCAAATATTTCTAATATTTCTTCCATGGGTATTTCTACCCCTTCGGCAAATCTTTCTCTTTCATGTGGTTGAACGAGATGGCCTATGCCCACAGTGGCTTTTCCTAAACTATCTAAATACATAGATGTGCGCAGGCCTTCATGGTCCTGTACTCTTGCTTTCAGTTCGTCTGTAATTTTAATCATAAATGTCCTCCTATGCCCCAATTACTTTCGTGTTCGTCTTTGTTTTGTTTTCTTTTTCTGTGCTTCAATAAATTTTCTATATACCGCAGCGGGTTTTGTTTTACCAGCAACTTTTGCTCTTTGCTCCATCGCAATAGCAGCTTGAGTTTTATGAGCATGCGTTCTATTGCTTCTACGAATTTTAGAAACGCTACGGCGAGCTGATGATGCATCTTTAAAACCAAGTCCTTTAATTGTTCCTTTTGGATTCTCATCGGTATAGAGATCCGAATGTAATTTAGATTTAGCGGGTTGTCCACTTTTTCTTGGTATTCTTTTCATTACCCTTTTGAACCGATAATACCGCCATACATTTTCTTATCCATCAAGCCACCATCTGCGACCAAGGCTAAATATCTTTCTGCAATATCTGGTTTGTTTTCAAATCTAATGACAGCGTTTCGTAGATCATCTAATTCGTTTTGATCAACTGTTGGACCAACTCTATTTTTAACAAAGTCAATATAGTTTCCAACATTAGGATCGCCTGCTGCGTACTGACCGATGATATCTTCGACTTTATTGCTTCTATTCACCTTTAATGCTAAGTCGTTTTCCAAAGCTGTTATACCTGCTTGTGCATTAGGAAAGACTGCAAAGCCATTACCATAAGTTTGTCCTGTGGTTCCTGCTTGCCCTACATCTGTTAGATTACCGGGATTGTTAAACTCAGTTACTGAAGCTTGATCATCTCCAGTGAGAAGACCTTTCCCGCCAGTTATACCACCTTCTATTTTTCTCATTAAACTTGGAACTTCAATGTCTGTGAATGGAATTGTATAGCTCTCAGGAAACATAAAATTTCCTTCCCCAGGTTGAGTTTCAATACTCATATCCTCTAAAGTTCCTCCAGGTGCATTTGGTTTTAAAGCTTCAACTTGTCTTAATCTATTAAGTTCTTCTAACTGTCTTTGTTGTTCTGCTAGATATTCAGGACTAAACCTATCCATAGCTGCCTTTTTAACTTCTTCAGCAGGAAATACACCCGTTTGAGTTACAGGCATTGTTTTTATTTCCTCAACAGTTGGTTTTCTCAAGTCAACTGTCGGGCCAGCAGTTCCAAATGTATCAATAGGTTCATTAACAAAACTATCTAATCTATTTGTATCCACACCAAGAACACCGCTTGCATCTCCTGCAAATGAAAATTTCTGTAAATCTCTTTGCGCCTCAAGAGCTAGTCTTTCATTATTATTCATTGAGGTAATTGCAGGTAAACCACTAGATGTTAGGGGGTATTTATCTTTGTTATCAACGATCTCTTTTTGCACATCAGTTAATTTATTGTATCCATCTTTAACTTTACTTGTTGCATACTTAACAACCTCGTTTATGGCTCCAAGAAAACCTAGACCGCCACTCATAGCCTTTTCTCCAAGAGCACCTAAAGTTTTACCTCCAGCATAAGTAACATCGCTCATAATCTCGCTAAATGTAGGACCATATTTATTGGCTAGCTGTTGTCTTTTCTGAGCAAGAGTAGTTCTCTCATACTTACCCGTCATCGGATTAAAAACAGGCGCTTGTTCTTGTAATAGGTTAGTTGTACCAGGAGCTACTTTTAATGTGCTAATAAAATCTCTTTCTTCTTTATCTTGTTGTAATCTTCTATTTAGACGATCTTTACTTACATCTGGTCTATTATCAAAGAAAGTCTTACGAGCTATTTCTCTGTCTAAATCTCTTCCAATAGAGGCACCGCTAGTTCTAGCTTGACTAGCTTTGATTTGTTGTTGTTGTGCTTTAGTAGCTTTTTGTGCGAAAGGTGGTGCCATTATGTATTCCTTCTAGCTATTTCTTCCAATAGCCTGTCGTCGCCTATTATATCTCTTGCTAAAGCAGAATCAAGGTTTTGTGTTCCTTGAAAACCTGAAACTACACTACCTGCTGTAGAACTTATCGGTTGGGTCGTGGTCGGTGGGGCGGGAGGCGTGATCTCTTTTTGTGTAAACCCTTCTGGTATTACAAAGGTTGAATCAAAATCGCCCTCGTTGACGTCCACATTCATGTTATTTCTTCTAATCTTTAGTATCTCACGAAGAGCTAGGGGGAAAGGATTTTCTATTTCTCTACCTAATTCTTCTTCTAAGTCTCTAAAGTTTTGATTAAAAGCTCTTCTAATACCATCTCCCGGTAGATAAGGTAAGTAATTACCACGTATAATAGCTGCCCTCTCTCGTCTTGTAAGTCTTTTCATTTCTTTAACTAAATCAGATCTCTTCGCTCCTAACTTTAATGCATCTTCATATGCGTTGTGCATCTGTTTAAAGTTTTGAAATCTCACTCTTTCTGCTTTGAGATATTGATTTACGATTTCAGCAGGAGAAACAAGACCACCTTTCAATACATCACCAACAAAGGATGCTCTTGCACTGTCATTTTTCTTATTGAAATCTGTAATAATAAATGGCATGGCATCTATCGGATCAAGTTCTATAGCTCTAAATCCAAAGATACCTCCTGCCTCGTCTAATAAATCATAAGTCTGACCATACTTATCTGGTATTTTTTCATTACCCAATGCACCTGCTTGAAATAATCTTTTAACTTGATTAACAGAACCGGGCATAAATGTTTCTAAGACATGCATACCGCCTTTGTAAACTTTCTCTCCTGTTGAATCTCCAGGTCTAAAGACTTGTCGGCCATCTCTCGATCTTCCGTTTCTAGCGACGATATCTGCAAAGGCTTCAAAGAAAATAGACTCTGAAATAAAAGGTTTTGATAGTTCATAAAAACTTGTTGCACCTGCATCCAATAAATATTTATTTAAACTTTCTCCTGTTTGTTGTCCTTTAGCTGCTTCATTTAAAATTGTATTAACAGGTCTAACTAATGTGTCATAAGGAAAGATATAACTTAAATCTACATATTTTACTTTGCCTGTTTCTTCATCTCTTTCAAGTGGCATCAACAAACCATTGGTCGACCAAGAAGGAACAAAAGTTCTAAGTGCTCTCATGTCATCATTAGTCATACCAGCTAAAGCTTTACCAAATTCTACAAGACCTGCAGGAACAACTGCGGCAGTTGTAGCAACACCTGTTAGTCTTCTAAGTCCTGTTTGTTTAAAGCCCTCTACTTGCAGTTCTCTAAGTCCTCTTTGTATTGTGTTAAAACCTGTCCTGATAATCTCAGCAGGGAAAGCAACAAACGTTCCAAGAGGTAATCTTCTAAGTGTTTTAATAAACTCGCCAACATATTCGTAGTTAGGTATGTTGTGTTTAGTAATCTGAGCAGCCATATTTTCATAGAAAGTTTCTACTAGTTTGTCTCCTTCTAGCCTAACACCTTGATTACCAAGAGTTAAGAATCTACCATCAGGACTAATATCCACCACCCGGTCAAAGATAGGGTCGTTTCTAGTTACTTTTCTACCAAGTAGTTTGCTGTATGCCTGCATATTTTTAGGATCAAAAATATTTTTTGAGTTAATTCCAAGCACTTTAAAATTTTCTTTTAGAGATTCTAGTTCTGCTTCAAAGTTAAAATTTTTCCATAAATTATCTTCAGCTAAATATGCTCGTCTTGCTTTTTCAGCTAACTTGCTTGTTCTTCCTAATAAAGTATTCATAGCTCCGTTGAAATTACCTGTGTAAAAATCAGTTCCTACTTCTTTTGCTAGAGCGTCTATGTCTCCTGCAATAGGGTTGGTGCCGTTAATACCTAGTCTTTGATTTCTTAATCTTCTAGTTTGTGATTCTACATCATTGCCTGTGATATCTTTTAGCGATCTTTTAAACAACCTAGCTGTCTTTGCAGGATTTTGAAAAAGAATATTACCATTCATCGTGGTAAATAAAGCTGCTGATATTACGTTTCGAACGTGGGTAAAAGGAGAGTAAATAGTTTTAGCTTGTTGAGATATACTTTTAGGAACTAAGACCATCCACTTGTATAGATTATTTAAAGTATTGTCGGCTATCATTTTATCTGTATTGGTGATTGCCTCCGCCACAGGTTTAAAAGTGTACTTACCTTCCAAAACACTAGGCACAAGAGTGCCGTTGGTGGTTTCTATTTTTACAATATCTTTATCTAAATCTAAGTTTACATCTTTATACTCTGGTAAATTTTTTACTGCTGCTTCAGCATCGGCAGTAGAATTAAAAAACAAAGTGCTTTTTACTCCTCTCCCTGCTCCCGGTATAGGACTAGGTTTTAAACTATCTTGAAACAATTTATTATGAGTTGCTAACTGAGCCATTATCTCAGATTGTTTTGCGTTGGTATTAGCAATGTTAAAGAAAGGATCTTCCACTTCTCCTAATAATTCTCTTATGGCTTTACTTTTAACAGTTCTCTTTTTAAAAATATCCTCATCAACATCTAGTTTTATATCGTCTTTTAAAAATTTTCTAAAGTTTCCTATCGGTCCTGCTACTGATTCCTCAAATAAAGTTTTACCTTTAGTTTTTATAATTAATCTAACTGCATCTACAGCTTTTTGAGGTGCAATATTTTCTTCAAAGTTTTTTGTTTTTCTAAGGATCTCTTCTTCAATTTTTTGTTGTATTGTAATTTTTCTTTCTCTTTCTATTCTAGGATCTCTTCTCCCAGTGGTCATGGGGTCTGTTTGACGCTCCGCTCCTCTTCGCATTACTGCCTCTTCAGCCTCCGCTCTAGTTACTCTACTATTTCTATAGGCGTTAGTTAAAGCTTTAGTAAATACTCTCTGTGCTCTATTAATAACTTCTTGTGTTGGTCTAAACTGATCATCAGAAAATAATCTTTTAATAATTCCTTTGTCTCTTTTAAATAACCTGTACTCTCTGTTAATATATTTTCCTAACTGACTATTAAAAGTTTCACTTAATTTACCCGCATTTTCTAGAACTGCGTTAGCTATCTTTTCTTCGTCATCTGTTAAAGTTTTTAATTTTTTAACTGCTCTAGCTTCTTTAATTAAAGGCTGTAGTAATTGTTTATCTAGAGTTATTGAGTTTAAATCTATTTGATATCTTGCATTCAATAGTGAGTTTTCAAACTGAGCTATATCATCGTCAGAGGCTTTTAAAGTATTCTTCATAAAATCATGTAGCCGTTCTCTCTTTTGAAAGGCAGGATTGTTTACTTCTATTTTTTTCCCCGTTCTAGTAACCTTTGTTTTTACTTTGGGGGTGGAGTATGCAGCTTCAGGCACCGCCTCTTTTAAAATGTTACCCTTACCATCAAATACAAAATCTGCTTTTTTAAAGTCACCAAAATCAGTTAGCCTGTCATTTACAAGTTTTTGAAATTGATTAAAGACTTGTTCTTTTTGACCACCCGCATTTTTAAGTGCTTGCTTGGAAATATTTTCTGCACTCTTCGCTAAATTATCTACAAAAAACTGTGACTTTAAAGCATAGGTTGTAGCTATTTGATCTCCATCTTTTAAAATATTAAATGCTCTTTTACCTAGTACGCTGTTGGGAGTTAGTTTATTTAATGCTGTACCCAATACACTTTGTAGTGGACTTTTATCAAACTGTCTTGCAAGAGGGGAAGCCTTTAATGCTTTTGATGTCCCTGTAATTATTGTGCCTAAACCTGCACCTAAAGCACCACTTTCCACCGCAAACTTAAAACGATTGGTAAATCTTCTAAATGCTTCTTCTCTACCTTCCGCACCCTCTCTTTGATCTGTGGCTGTGGGTCCACCAAGAACATCACCAATAGTTCCAAAGTCATCGGTGTAAGCAATACCTTCACCTATGGTTGATCCTAATAAGCCTGCTCCACCTATTTTAAATTTTCTACCAAGGTCTGCTTTACCTGTGACTTGATCTATATCGTCTCTTGTTCTACTTGCTCTAACTTTTTTTGCTACTTGCTTATCTGTGTATTTGCCTGCTTTTTTAGCGTTGATTGCTTTTCTAGCAAGTCCTGTGCCTATTTTATAACCCGCAACTCCCGGTATACCTAATTGGATAAGTCCTTCAGTTATCTTACCTGCAACAGTTTTCTCTGCTACTTCTTCAAAAGGATTTATTTTATCAAAAAATTCTTCAACACTAGTAGCTGTGTCTGTATCTAATCCTAAATCAACTAGCTCTGCACCAATAGAAACAAAACCTTCTGGTACTTTTAAAACACCTGATGCTATACCTGCAAAAAAACCTTTGAAAAATCCGGGGGACTTATCTTCTTTACCAGAATCTTTTAAATGATTAAGTATTTTTTCTTTTGCTTCGGCATTGGATAGCCCATCTTTAAGGTCAAACTTTTGCCCTTGGTATTCATAAATTGGCATGTGACCTCCTAATCTATTTTAATTTAATTACGTCAGTATCCGTGGTGCTTGTAGTTGTTTCCCCATCATCTTTTGGAATAGGAAATCTTTCCATGGCTTTTTGATTGGCTCTTGTTGTTGCTTCTTCAACAGTTAATGCTTGTTCTTTTACATATAAATCAACTAACTTATCTACGTATTCATTTCTTTGTTCTGATAAAGACTTACCTGCTTTTTGTGATGTAATTTCAATTGATTTTGCATAAGCCTCTTCCATAGACATATTAGGATTAGCTACCATTATATCTTGAACTAGCTGACCAAAGGTACCTGTCTTTTGAGTTCTGCCTAATTCATCCTCTGCTCCTTTAATAGCTAACATGTCGATTGCTCTTTCGTCTTTTATAGCTTCTCTACCTAAAGCTGCAAAAGTTTGTAGCGGATCTTTCGCAGATTTAGCAATTTTCTCTGCAAAACTACCTCCTTTAGCAGATGCTAAATTTAAACCAAATTGTGCTAGTTGAAGTAGTCCTTGTTGTTTTAATCCTTCTTTAGGATCTCCTAAAATCTGTTTGTATAGTTCTGATCTTTCTTTAACCATAGCTTCAAGACTTGTTAATCTATCTCTTTCAGAATCTGTATTGTTTAAACCAGATTCTTCCAATTCTTCTTTTAAAGAAATATCCTGTCCCGGCCCCTCTGCTGTTAAAAGTGCTTCTCTTAACTGATCGGGATTTTTTGCGTCTTGAATTTCTTTTGGTACGGGAGTAGAGATAGCAGTATCTACACCAACAGTAGCGTCTTCGTCCCCTTTTGCAGGAATCGTTTTGTCTCCTCTAGGAG